AAAGAATATGTGTTTACTTTTAAAGATATTCATCCATCAGCCACTGATATAGATGGTTTAACTTTTCAAGGTTCAACAGATGGTGGTAGTAATTATAATACGACAATAACATCAACATATTTTAGAGCAACACATGATGAAGATGGTTCTAATGGTGCAGTAGCTTATCAAGCCTCACAAGATTTAGCACAATCTACAAACTTTCAAAATATTGGTCAATCAGTTGGTAATGATAACGATCAGTCTTTAGCTGGATATTTACAGTTATTTAATCCATCATCTACAACTTTTGTAAAACATTTTATAGCTAGAACTAATAATGCTCATCAATCAGATAAAACTAGAGATGTATTTACAGCTGGATATTTTAATACAACAAGTGCTATTAATGCAATACAATTTAAAATAAATACGGGTAACATAGACGCTGGAGATATTTGCCTTTACGGAATTCTATAAAAATGATACATAAATTATAAGGAGAAAATTATGCCAAGATATCATAATATAAATGGGAACAAAGTTCAGTTTACAGCTGAAGAGGAAGCAGCTAGAGATGCTGAAGAGAAAGCATGGGCAGATGGTGCTTTAGGGAGAGCGCAAGCTAATCTTAGAGCTAGAAGAAACCAACTGTTAGCTCAAACTGATTTCTATGCTTTGTCTGATGTTACAATGTCTGATGACATGAAAACATACAGGCAGCAACTTAGAGATTTTCCAGCAGGTAAAGACACAGTTGAAAAATGTGATAACGCTACATGGCCTACTAAACCATAAGGCATAGGAGATTATACTATGCTGCAGAAACTAAGATTTGCGCCAGGACTAAATAAACAAGTCACTGCAACAGGTGGTGAAGGTCAATGGGTTAACGGTGACAACATACGGTTTAGATATGGTAAACCAGAGAAAATAGGTGGTTGGTCACAATTAGGATCTGTTGGCATGACTGGCCGTAACACTGCTATTCATCACTTTGTAAATACATCAGGTATCAAGTATGCAGCTTTAGGTACAAATAGAATTTTATATGCTTACTCTGGAGGTATATTTTATGATATACATCCAATCAAATCTACAACAACTTTAACAAACGCATTTAGCACGACTAACGGATCAAAGACTGTTACGATAACATTTTCATCTGCTCACAATATAAATAAATTTGATATTATATTATTAGATAATTTTACAACCATAACTAACTCTGGTTTTACATCAAGTGATTTTGATGATAATAAGTTTATGGTAACATCTATACCGACAGATACCACTCTTACTATAGAAATGGACTCTAATGAATCTGGCTCTGGTGCTTCTACGTCAGGTGGTATTAGAGTAAAGCATTACTATCCTGTAGGGCCAGCGGTAGAGGTTGCAACAACAGGTTGGGGACTTGGTTCATGGGGTGGTTTCAAAACAGGGCAGTTTACATCCACACTCTCTTCTAGCATTAATGCCTCTGTAACAAGTTTAACGATGGCTAGTTCAACATCATTTCCATCTTCAGGAACTGTATTGATAGGAACAGAATTAATTACATACACTGCTAATAGTGGCGGAACATTATCAGGTTTAACAAGAGGTGCAAAAGGCACAACTGCTGCAACACATAGCTCTGGTGCAACAGTAACAGATGCATCTAGTTTTTTTGCATGGAACGCAGCAACATCTGGTGATGTGATTACAGCACCTGGTTTGTGGTCATTAGATAATTTTGGTAATAAACTTATTGCAACTATTAACGGTGGTGAGGCTTTTGAGTGGGACTCAAATCCAACAGGTGCAACATCAACTAGAGCTACAATTATAACTGGAGCACCAACTGCATCTGCATTTAGTTTAGTATCAACACCTGACAGACACTTATTATTCTTTGGAACAGAAACAACTATTGGAACTAAGTCTACACAAGACCCAATGTTTGTTAGATTTTCATCTCAAGAGGATCTTAATACATACACTCCTAGCGCAACAAATACTGCAGGTACACAAAGATTAGCAGACGGATCTAAGATTGTAGGAGCGATTAGAGGTAGAGATGCAATCTATGTTTGGACAGACACAGCGTTATTTACTATGAGATTTGTAGGCCCACCATTTACTTTCTCATTTCAACAAGTAGGTACTAACTGTGGATTGATAGGTCAGAACGCAGCTGTTGAGGTGGATGGTACAGCTTATTGGATGTCAGAGAATGGTTTCTTTAGATATGCTGGTAGACTAGAATCATTACCATGTTTAGTTGAAGACCATGTATTTGATGATATTAATACAACACCTAAACAACATATTAATGCTGGCTTAAACAACTTGTTTGGTGAGGTTATATGGTTTTATCCTAACTCTGGTTCAGGAACTGTAAATAGAATGGTTGCATATAATTATTTAGATTCATCACCAGAAAGACCTGTGTGGACTGTTGGAACATTAGCAAGAACTGCGTGGCAAGATTCTGCTGTGTTTGGTAAACCACATGCAACAGAATATGACCCAGATGCAGAAACACCAGACTCAGATGTAAATTATGTGCATGGTAATACTGATGGTGTATCAACATACTATGAACATGAAACAGGTTTAAATCAAATTAAAGGTGGCAGTACAACAGCTATATCTGCTAGTATAGAATCTGGTGACTTTGATATTGGTCAACAAGGATTAGCGGGTGATGGTGAGTTTATGATGAAAATAAGAAGAGTGTTACCAGACTTTCTTGCACAAACAGGGGATGCAAAAGTTACATTAAATTTAAGAGACTTTCCAAATGACACACAAGCTAGCTCATCGTTAGGGCCTTTTACAATAAATAGCAGCACTAAAAAGATAGATACTCGTGCAAGAGCGAGGTCTATATCTTTAAAAGTAGAAAACGATAGCACTAGTCAGTTTTGGAAGTTAGGAACATTTAGAATAGACTATCAACCAGACGGGAGAAGATAATGCCATTAAATAAAAAAGGTAAAAAAATAATGAAGTCCATGAAAGAACAATATGGAAAAAAACGTGGAGAACAAGTATTCTATGCATCATTAAATAAGAAAAAAATAAAAGGAGTTAAAAAAGTATAATGGCTAAAATTGTACAATCAATAACACAACCACCAGAAAAGTATGATCAAGCAGTGTTCTTTTCTTTAGTTAGAGACTTAAACGGTTTGATAGAAAAATTAAATACCACTTTTCAAGAGGAGAAAACAGAGGATAATGATTCTATCATTTTCTTTTTAGGGTCATAATGGCTAACGTTTTTGTAAATAAAAAAGTAGATTTAACATCAGATGCAACCACTACTCTA